CGGTGTGTTGATCTGCCGATGCGCCATGGCCGCATTGAGGGCGGATACAAAAACGCCCGCTTGGCGGCGGGCGTTCGGGAGGATTCGCAGCAATTGCTGTTCCGTGATGGACATACAAACTCCTGGTATAAAAAAACCGCACGCAGCGGGTTTATGGGGACGCGATAGCGTTAGGCGAGACTGACGACCTTGACCGGCTTCACCTCCTTCTTTTTCTTGCCCTTGGCTTTGGCTTTGCCCTTGTTGCCGCCGTTGCACTCGACCGTGGTCGACCAGCCGGCTTGGGTATAAGTCTGCTCCACCGAATCCGCCAGATACTCGCCATCGAGCCCGACCTTGAAGCCCTGGGCATTAATCGGCCGCTCGGCAAACAGGTCGGTGCGACCGGGCATTTCGAAGCGCACCCCCGCGCCGGAGCGGTTGAACGCCGCCAAGCGCGCCTTGGCCGCCGACTCGGCGGCGGTCTTGTTCGGGTGAATGTGCCGATCGGTATGCACCGAGGGCAGACCGGCCGGCGCGTCCTCATTGTCCAGGGACACCACCGCGAGCTTGCCGCCCTTCTTGTCTTGGTGCTTGGTGGCCACCTTGCCGTGCGTGTTGCGATCGCCCAGACGGAACTGCCAGCGGCTGACGTCCTGGCGGGTGATGGTGATCGCGCCGAACGCCTTGCCGCTCGCGCTCTGTCCGCCCTGGCGCGGCATCACCAACAATTTGCCATCGGCGACCTTGGCCGTGCAGTCGTACTGCTTAGCCAGGCGCGTGATGAAATTAAAGTCGGATTCGCTGAGCTGGTCCGCCCGCGCGACCTTGGTGGCCACCGGACAACTCGGCTCCCAGGCGTTACGCGCGGCGATATCGGCCACGATTTTCGACAGTGGCACGTCCTCCCAGCTCCCGCTGCGAATGGTCTTGCCACTGCCGCGCATGTCGCTGGCCTTGCCCTTGATCACCAGCGTGTCCGGCGGACCCGACACCGTGATCTCGTCGACCACGTAGCGACCCAAACGGGCCAGCCCCGTCTCGACATAGCCCAGGTAGATCTCGATCCCAGCACCGCGCCGGGGCAGCGTCACCAGGCCGTCACGGTCATCAATGCGTAACTCGAACTCGTCGGAATCCATCCCGGGTTTGTCGGTGGTGCTGAGCTGGATCAGTCGATCATTGATCAGGCCGGTGATGTCGGCACCATCGGCGACGACGCGAAACATAGGCGTCATGGGTTTTTTCCAAAAAAAAACCCGCGCAAGGCGGGCAAGAAAGTAAGGAGGTTGAAGCGATGAACAACACGAGTGTAGTCCATCAATCCCACAGGGTGACGTGTTCCTCGACCGCCGCCGCCAACTCCGGCAGGGTGATCACCACGCCGGCGCGAAACGGCTGGGCTTCTTCGGCCAACCCCTGATTGGCATCCAGCACCGCCTCGACGCTGCCATTCAGGTGGCCGTAGTAGTTATGGCAAAGGGTGTCCAACAGATCCCCGTCAGACGTTCTGCATGTCATCGCCATAGCGTACAAACTCCAGGGTGAACTCTTGTTTACGCGGAATCCCGCCTTGCATCAGCGCGCTTTGATCTTCGTCGACGCTCTTCAGGCACCAGGTGCCCAGCACGTCGCCATAGCCGGTGGTCAGCGTCAGCGGCCGAAGCCGGGCGCCGATCGAGCGCAACGTGTCGAGCTGCTTCAGCCCGCCCTTGAAGCCCGGGAAAATCTGGCCCTTGAGGGTGATTTTCTCGTCGCCCATGCCGACGCCCTGCTGCGCCGGCCGGCGCGACAAACGCTCCTGCGAAGCCCAGCGGAATTCGGTCGAGCGGCGCAACGAGTCAAAGGCCGCCGTGTCGAGGTTGAAGTAATACGGCTGCGCCTTGGGATCGAGCGGCTGAAGGATCAACAGGTGCGGGAACGGCTTCACCGCCTCCGGCGCTGGCGTGCCATCGGTGACAAATGCCCACGACGGCAACACATTGGTCAACGCCGGACTGACCTTGCCGGCGATCTTGCTGATGGCCGCCGCCGCCCGGGCCGCCTGCGCCTTCAGCACCCCCACGCGCTCGTCAATTTGCGACACCGCCCGCGCGGCCTTGTTGTAGGTGGCCACCACCTGCCCGACCTTGGCCTGAGCCGCCTGCACCCCACGCATCACGCGCTGAAGCTTGGCCCCGACCGCTGGCCCGACAAAGGGCAAATCCTCCAGCTCGGACGCCGCCCCGGTGATTTCGCCGATCGCGCCATTCACGGGCCCCAGCATGCCGTCCAGGCTACGCCGGCCGGTTTCCCCGGCCGAGGCGAGGTATTTCAGCCCCGACTGTAATTGCTCCAATGCAGGCATGTGCCCTCCTGATTAAACATGCGGTTCGTCGTACAGCTTGCTACTGCCCACCTGCTTGGCCATGTCGCGATAGTGCTGATCGAGCAACGGTTTGAGCTGGTTATAGAGCGTCGCCGCGTCCTTCACGTCGCCGTTCACCACCAGCGAAAACGGCGCCTGAATGTCCACTTTCGATTCGATGGTGGTCGGTGCCGGCTTGGCCGCCATCGCCAACGGCCCCGACGGCAGGCCCGCGTCCGCACTGGCCGGGGGTAACATCATGGCCCGGGCGGCGTCACCCGGTTGCGGTGCCGGGGCTTCCAGTCCGGAGCGAATGACCTTGGGCCGACGCAGCTCCGAACCCGGAAAGCGCACCTTGTTGGCAAAGTGCGGCAGCAACATGGCGTCTTTGGAGTCGAGGTCGCGCGGGTCATACGACACCGGCGGCGCCGGTGGCGGCTCAAACGCTTTCGGCGCCGTGTCGAACGATTTGGCGATGTCGCCCATCACCGGCGGCACGTTCTTGCCGGCATTGACCATCATCAGCGGCCCGGCCGCCGGCATGCTCTTCAGCCCTTCGTCCGTGCCGAACATCGATTTGCCGAGGTAACCGCCCAAGGCATCGCCACCCATATTGCCGAGAATGCCGCCGACAATGCCGCCGACGACCGTGCCAATCACCGGCACCACGGAACCGATGGCGGCACCGGCAGCCGCACCCGCCAGCGTGCCCGCCAGACCACCCGCCGCCCCGCCATAGCCTTCGGCTTTCTCGTCCCGCGTCTCGGCGTTCTGGTAAGTGCCGTAGGCCTTAAACCCCGCATCCACCACCGCGACCACCGCCGCGCCTTTTACCGCCGAGCCGACACCGAACCCTCGACCACTGCCGCCACCCTTGCCGCCTTTCTTGCCCTTCTTGCCATCGGCATCGAGGTCGCCGGCACCTAGACCATCACCGCCGCCCATGGCCCCCATATTGGTCACGATCACCTTTTGCGGGATGTTCGGATTGCCCATCAGCGAGCCACGACCGATGTTCAGCAGGCCCTTGGCGATCTTGAAGGTACTCATGGCCGACTGAAAGGCGATCACCGCCGCGACGGCCGCACCGATGCCGGTCACCACCTTAGGCGATTCGTCCGACAGCTTGCTCAGCCCTTGGGTGACGTAGGTCAGACCGTCCGCCACCTTATCGGTCACCGGCCGGAAGGCATCGCCGATCGCGCGCATGGCATCGTCCATGGACTGGGCCATTTCCGACCACTTCTGCGCCGACGACTGCCGGCGTTCCTCCAGGTTCTTGTCCAAAATCCCGGTGGCATTGGCCGACTCCGATTTCAGCTTGGCGTACAAATCCTTGTTCTGCATGAACGCGGTCAACGCGCCCTTGACCTGCATGTCAGCGAACAGGTCGCCGGTGCGCAAGGCTTGCTCCAGGGACGCAATCATGGCCTTGGCTTTTTCCGGATCGGTCTCCTGGCTGATCTCGGCCGTGGCCTTCGCCATGGCGGCGGCCTTCTTCGGATCGGTCGCCGCAATGTATTTCTGCGCCAACTCAAAGCTGGATTCCAGCGTGGATTTACCGTTCTGCAGCCCGGTGTTCATCGAGCCCTGGTAATCAATCCCCGCATCCTTGTAGGCCTTGACCGTGTCGCCCGAGCCGATCTTTTCCATCCAGTTCTTGAGGTTGCCGGCCGCCTCATCCGAGCCGCCGGCGGTCTTCATTTGCACCTGAAGCATGGCACCCAGTTGCGTGACCGAATCCATCCCGGTGATGCCTAGCTTGCCCATGCCCGCCAGCAGCTCGGGGAACCAACGCGCCATGTCGGCCGCTTCAAAACTGCCCGCCTGCCCTTGGTAGGCGATCGCCTCCAGCGCCTTCTGCATTACCGCCGGGTCGGAAATCTTGGCGTTCTGCCCCAGGGCATTGATCATGCGCGCCGTTTCGCCGCCGTCCGAACCCTGCCCCACGGCGAACTTGGCCGCCGTCGGGGCATATTGCAGCGCCTTGTCCAGCTCCATGCCCGCCCCTACCAGGGCGTTGACCACCTCGGCCACCTGATTGCGCGCCATGCCGGTGTCACGCGAGGTGTCGACAATCTTCTTCGACAGCTGCGCCTCTTCGGGCTTGTTGGCAATGTTCGACTTGATCGCAATGTCACGGATGATCGCGCCATAGTCCGCGCTGACCTTGGTCGGAATCGCCATCGCCGCCGTGGCGGCCACCGCCTGGCCGACGCTGCTTTTGAGTTTCTGCTTGCCTTCGTCGAGTTGCTGGTGACCTTTGGCCTTCAGCTCGGCCTTGTTCGCCGCCTGCCCCATGGCCGTGTAGGCCTTGGTCAGATTGCGGACCTCCACGCCTTGCTTTTTCAGGCTGCTGATATTGCCCTCAAGCTGTTTCAGCAGGGCGCCGGCACCCTTCTCGCCCGCCATGTGCGCCTTGCGCCACTCATCGCGCAACCGCACGGTGTCGCCAATGGTCTTTTCCAGCACCCGGGCTTTTTTGCCTTCCGCCTCCAGGCGCTTGATGCGACTGGTGACATCCTTTAACGCCGAGCCCACCGTGGAGCTGACCGCCCCGCCAATGACCAGGCCGAGCGCGAGTTTGTTCGCCATGTGCGTGCCCTATACGTCGGGGAGTTCAAAGGCGGCTCAATCCGTGAGCCACCACAGCATCTGATCAAAGGGCATAGCCTCGATCTCGGCAGCAGAGAAACCCGTCTCTTTTGCCAAGCGCTGGGCCGTGTCCCTGAGCGTGACGGCGTTAAACGTCGTCTTCTTCGACCAGGCGAAAATAGCCCGCCGAAAGGCGCTGGTAGTCCTTATATTTCAAGGTCAACAGCTCCTCCTCAGACAGCCCGGTCAGGCTGCTGAACAACGACAGCTCCTGTTTTTCATAGTCGCCATTGCCGGCGATCTTGGAGGCGCGCCAGTCCTTCACGCTGGGCGCGCGAATGGCCACGGCATCGGTCATGACGCCGCTGATCACGGTGTTGTATTTGAGCGTTACGGTAACGCCCTCATCGGCCAGCTTCAGCCACTTCGGCAAAGCTGGGACGGTGCTGTCTTGGCTTACTTGATTCATGTTGGGTAGTCCTTAGAGGCCGATGGCCGAGCGTTCTGCGGCCAGTTGATCGACACCGTCGACCACCTGAATCATGTTGAGCGGGTCGATTTCGTACATCACGCGACCGTCGATTTCGAGCTTGTAGTAAACGGCCTTGATCGCGTGCTTGATTTCCGCCTTGTCGCCCGGCTTCCAGTCGCCCATGTCGACCTCTTTGATACCGCCGCGCAGGGTCACCACAACCGGCGTCACCACCCCTTTTAAGCCCCGGAAGGCGCCACGAAAGACGATGGCGCACGCGGTCTGATCGGCCAAGCCGAAGTACTTCAGCGACTCACGGCGCACGCCGTTGGTGGTAAACGCCGCTTCCAGCTTTTCCAGCCCCATGGCCATTTCGATCGGGGCGGACATGCCGCCGCCCTGATAGTCGTCGGTTTTTTGCGTCAGCTTGGGCAGCGACAGGGTGGGCACGTCGCCGGCGAAACTCACACCGTCGACAAAGGCGTTCATGTTGGAGAGAACTTGAGGAATCATTGATCGGCCCCCTTAGGCTGCTTCAAGAACTTCGGTCAACCATTCGTTGGTGACTTCAATGAGGAAATTCGGGTTTTCTGCCGGCGGCACGTCAGTGAAGCGGATGCGCCAGTAAATTTTGCCCTGCTCGATTTGGCTGGCCGTGTTCTTTTCCTTGTCCGCGTAGACTTCGAAATTGATCACCGCGCCGGCGTTCTTCTGGTCGCGCATGAACGCCTGAAGGCCCTCGGTCACGTCCGCGACATAGGTCTTGGTGATCGAGCGATCGACCGCCCATTTATGCCCCGCCTGGATCGCATCCATGAGGATGTCGCAGGTCCGCACCCGGGTGACGAACGCCCATTTCGGGTCGCTGGACAACGTGCGGTTACCCCACAGGCGATAGCCGCCATCCCGGATGATCGTCGCGATGTTCGCGTTGTTCAGCAGGTTGGCCCGACAGGTTTCGTCGCCGTCCAGGTACTCGATCGGGCGAGTGGTGCCGGTGATGCCGACAAACTCCTTGTTCGACGGCGAGGCCCAGTAGCCGTAGTTGGCATCGGTCCAGGCAAACAAACCCGCGACCCAGGCCGAGCCGGGCGCGTCGACGGTCGCGCTCAAGATCGTGTCCCAGAACTGCACCCCCGGATCGACCATGTACAGACGCTTACTGCCGAACTCCAGGGCGTAGGCCATGGCCGCCTCATCGGTGGTGTTCGGTCCGTCGAGGATGGCGATCGCACGCAACTTGCCGGCCAAGGCATCCATGGCGGTGGCCACCGCTTGAGTGGCGGAGTGTTTCGGCGCGATCAGCAGTTTCGGCTGGGCGTTGTGCTTGCTCTTGCCGTCGAGCAACGCCTGAAGGCCGGTACGCTGGCCACCGGCGAGAACGCCACCAATGATGGCGGACGTTTGCAGCGCAG